TCTTTAACGTCATCTAGATACTGTTTGGCGAATTCAGAGCGCGAAAAGCGGATTTTTGCGTAAGCACGCTTTTTGTCCTCATCCAAGTAAGCCCGCTCAACAACACCCAGAACTTTGTCTGGATTGTGGTTGAAGAGGAACGGAGCGCCATCATTCAGGCGCATGAAGTTCGGGGCCTTGGTGTCATGGCTTAGCACCTCAGTGCCGAAATACCGCGTGACCGGGTACTCGGAGCTGAAAGGAAACTCAAAAGTCCGCTCATCAAGAGAGCGAATTTCAGTCGCCTCAGTGCGCTGCATGCGCTCACCAACCACCGAACGCTTCTGCTCAGGCTCTTCAGCCCGAATCGGAGCGATCTTGGTCAGCGTGCTGAACTTGTGCCCAACCTTCCGATCAGTTGCCTCTCTATCGCGATAAAGAGTGATCAGCGCCGCAGGATCGTCCTCGGTGCCAGTAATCGTGAATGAAGAGTCAGGAACATCGATGGTTCCGTCACGCTCAATCCGGTCAATGCGACCTTCAGCGCGACCACCTGATGAATTCCAAGAGACAAAGTCTCCCGTCTTCAGGGCATCAGGTGCTGCCCTTTCTTGTTCCTGCTCCATAGAAGTCAAGAGTTCTTCCTCATTATTGCTAATAAGTTGTCTACCTTCTCGTGCTTTCTTGATCCGCTCTGAACGAGCGTCTGACCAAGACTTGCCAGCATCGCCACCCCAAGCGGCCCAAGCCACCCTTCCATTGCTGGGATAACCCTCTTCTCCAGGGCTAAATCCCTTGCCCTGTTTATCCACCTCATGCCTTGCGAACCAAGCAGACATGGTCACAACCGTGTCTGCACTAAGTTCATTGCCACTCAAAATCTGACTGGCGCGGGTGCGTGCAACATCAGTGCCGCCAGCCTCGCCATCAGCTTTCCAGTCGCGATAACGCTGAGCCTCAGTCCTCATGCCCTCGTTAGGCATGAGGTCAATCTCAACTCCGTTTACGCTTGCCATTTGTCCGCTTGCGGGTGGGCTCGGGCTGATCTGATTCAAGCAACGGCAGCTGCATAGCCTCGTCAGTTAAATCAAGATCCTTGTCTAGCTTGATTCCGGCGTCAGCAGCGATTTGCTGCTCGCGGGCAAGCTCTGAGACGTTGTCATCAAAATCACCGCCTGAGTAGGCAATGATTTGCTGCTTGGTCATGTAGCCGGCTTGCTCAGCCTCGCGGTACGCCTTGACCTCTTTCAGCGGATCAACCCAGCTCCAACCACGCGGCATCCAACGCGGAGACAGATAGCGCTCAGGGCGCAG